CAGGGGGGACCCTGTCTTCTTTTGCACTTAACCGAGCTCGACTGCTTGAATGCCCAGCTTCTTCAATAATACTCCACGAGAGTTAATGTGAAAGGTATGGTAGCCTGCATATCATCAAAGTTCGTTTTTGTGTTTTCTATATCCAAAAACTTTTTCAAAAACCCTCATCATCTAAAATACATTCTATACTTTCTTCAAAAACCAAAATTAAACAAAAATATATTCTATCCTATTCTTTCTTCTAGTCTTCTATTTTTCGTTTTCTCTATTTTGTTGATATTGTTACTGGAATGTTTTGAGAGGACTACCAACAAGATCTGACCTTCTATATGCAAACGGAGTTCCCGAGGGAACAAAATGTCATTCGCCTAGTAAGCAATGCGGCTCCTAACATATAGACTGCTTGTGGGACCACTTCTCTCTACTGCCCTTACGTAAATGCCATAGCAAGTGGGGTGCTCTCGCACCAATAATCGCAGATTTGCGTGTCGCCGCTGCTTTACAGCTCGCTAAGACACTTGTCTATTGTAAAAGCCTTGTGATAACCTAAGCAAGTGCTGCTGGCAACAACCTCTTCAGGAATCTTTTTGAACCCCCTTTATTTTAATGCAGAACAACCCTAAGTATTTTCATAAAGCGCTCAAAACTCATTTCACAAAAACTATAATTGAAACCCAAGAACCAAAAATGAATTCAAAACACGGAAAAGTTAACCACGTTCTAGATAGCCCTCGTCCGCAGAAACCCTACAAAGGGCGAGGAGAAGCACAAAAACGACGCGTGCTCAGAGACCACCTCTTTTCTCACCGTCTAATTTCTCTTGCAAATCTTTACAAGGGTAAACCTTTACCCGTTTTCGAATCATCACATCGACTTATCCGCATGGAGGTCGACTTCTTCGGAAGGAAATTTGAGCTACTCATGTCGCTCGATGACCCATGGACTCGCCCCTGGATGGACACGCTTCGGCGTTTCACCCGTTCGATGGACTACCAATTTTCACTGGTTGGTTCAGCAGTTGGCGCTATCTTTGGAGCATTTGGCATGACAGCTTACATGACTTCCGTCTTCAACACCTTTCTCAAAACCCTCACAGCTTCTGCTCTTTCGACTCTCCTAGCAATTGGAATTCTTCTGAAAGCCGACAACCCCTTCATCCAATGTCAAGCAATGACCCTTATCATCACCAATTTGGGCGTAAGTTTCACCACTCTCGCAAACATTGCCTGGCCACTGGCTCCCACATCTATGATCTTCCAGTCAAACAACACCGAGAAACCCTTCACCTGGGTTCCCAGCGCTGTCGCGCTCCTTCTGACGATCTTGATGGGCGGCGCAACAGCTGGACAAATGGTAGGCATTTTTTCAAGAACCTCAGCCCTGGGGTACACAATGTCAACCATCGTCGGACTCCACCGAATTTTGTCTGAATCATTGAAAGACCTCGTCCCTTACGTCTACAAGACCATCACTGGAAAAGATTGGCACGTCGAAGAACTTGCCACGAACATGACCAAATTCACAGACTTCGTCACCTCAGTCGAGGAATTCGAGCGTGACAAACTTGGTTCACTGGATTCAGATTGGGCTGTTCAACTTGAAGCCTTCAGCCTCCAGACGAAGTACAAAGAGCTTCTCATCGAAGCCCAACGCCTCGGACTTTCACGGACATTGACACCAATCGTTTCAGGCTACTGGAATAAAATCAACAGCTGGATCAAACGAGTGTCCGCTTCAGGCATTCTCCTCGCAGGACACAGAGCCGAACCGGCCAGTATCCTTATTTCAGGAAAACCCGGAATGGGTAAGAGCTATTTGGTGAACGAACTTGTTCGCGACGTTGGAGGAGACGACATACCCTGGGGAACCATCCCCGGTGAAACCATCGCCAACCATATCTACGTGAGAAATCCCCAGGAGGCCTACTGGTCTGGTTACAGAGGACACTTCTGTACTCTTTACGACGACTTGGGCCAAATGGCGGACACAGAATCCGCACCAGACCCAGAATTTCTCGAGATCATCCAAGCAGTTGGAGACAACGCTTTCAAGATTCCGATGGCAGACATTGAAGATAAGAACAGGGGATACTTCCGAAGCCCCCTAGTCATCGCCACGACGAATCTTGATCGTTTGTCTTCGACCACAGTCAAAAGTATTCGCCACCCAACAGCATTGGCTCGTCGATTCGACATTCATGTTGAGATGGTCAAGAAAGGAAAAGAACGCATGTACTACATGATGCAAGATGGATCACCCGCAGAATTAGTCACGTACGAAGAGCTTATCAACCTCTTACGCGCAAAGTACCGCATGAAACAGGACAAATTCGCACAACGCTCTCAACAAGCTCAAGTGCGAGAATCGAACGTTCAACATGTTTGCGTAGCTCATCGACTTGTCTACCTCTCGGGTCCTTCAAGCATTGTCGGTACAGAACTCAAACGACGAACTCACAATGCCAACAACCCAGACCATTCGTACTGCCACCCTTCCCTACACTGCCGACAACGACAACAAGGAATTTGGGACTTTTTCTTCGGATCCACGACCGCAACAGCAGACAGAACCATCTATTTCTGCCAATTACTCTGGGATCCGAGGATAAAGACCTACTTGAACCTCGACGAACAGACACAACAAGACATTCTCGACTGGGAGATTGACGCACAAGAAGCTCTCCAAGAAGCAGGCCTTGACGGCGAGATCAATTCAACACATTGGATTGAGAATGGCCTCAGGCAAAACACCATAGCCTGGAACTACCTCGTCGAACACCGGAAAGATCTGCTCGCCAAGGCAATTCGCGTGAAGATCTGCACCACTCAAAGCAACATTGTTGATGGACTCACCTCCTCGGTCCTCGAAGACATCGCAAGCGATGGCATCCTACCCGCCACTTACCTTATCGAAAGTTGGGGGGCATACCTTTTCGCAAAGATCAAGAAGACTTTCTCATACCTGGGCGGTGTATTCGTAAGCGTTATTTCCTACATGTCAGACCTTACTTTCAACCACCCACAGCTTCTTCTTTCGTTCTTAGCCTTCGCACCCCTCTTTATCAACACAGCGACAAAGTGCTTTGCACAAATGTTGGGACCAACATCGACACCGACCCCAAATGACGATTTCCTCGCGAACGAACTCGCGCGCCGCTTCCAAGAAAAGAAACAACAAGCCGGGACTCTCAATTCTCACGAGTCCCGTGATATGAAAGGAGCGCAAAAATCGAACAAGGCTCGAAGCCTTCATATGACTCGTGAATCTCGAGACATGATTGGTGCCCAGAAATCCAACAGGACGGCAACGTTGAAAATGAGGTTTGAGTCAAACGACAGAGTCGAGTTCCTCCAAGAATACCACCATGGCACCTTCTCCTACGTAGGAGTTCGTGAAGATCTTTTAGATTTCGCTTGCAAAATGGGCGGCGAGAATGTCGCTGACTTACTGAGATTCGCCTTCATCCAATACACGGATCTCTTGATTGAGGCAACAGCCGGTGGAGGATATACCCGCACTCAAATGATTGACCGCATGAAAGATCTTTATCGACAAGCCGCCAAGGTTACGTCTGAAGAACTGGTCCTAGAGGCACTTGACGCTACACAAAAAGAAAAGCGACTCGTGCTGGAATCGGAGAATTCAAACTCCTTCGATAATTGGATCAAAATGCAAGATGTTTCCTTTGAGTATCAAGGCTCAGCAGATCAGAATGCGGACGGCGTGTCTAAAGCCATGACAGGTAACATTTTCGACATCAAATGCGCTGGAAGCTTATCAAAAGCTTCACAGATCTTCTTTTACACCTCCCGAACTGCCTGGTGCAACAAGCACACATACGACCGTATCAAAGATCGCGACTTTACCATCTCGAGATACAAGAAGGATAACTCCACCGAAGATTTCGATTTTAAGTGGAGAGATTGTCAAGTAGTCCGACACCCTGACCTCGACGTTGTCATTATCCGTTTTCCAAAGACGCTCACGCCCCTTCCTTCTATGAAGAAACACCTCTTCACTGACAAAGACCTTGACTTCAAGATACTTCCGGCCTGCAGATTGGTCACTCGAAGAGACGGAGAGGTGGTTTACATGCAAACATCGTCACCGTTTCTCATCGAAAAGGCCAGTATGGAGGCAGGAGATCTAGTTCCCGCTTGCTCATCTATCGGGTATACCAACATGAACACCATTGTTGGCGATTGCGGAGCACCGCTCCTTGCCCTTGACCCGACACGACAACGGAAAATTTGCGGGATGCATTTTCTCGGAAACAGCTTTGGCTCCGGACAGGCGGTCATCATTACCTTGGATCTCCTTGAAAGCATGGAAAGTTGCGGCGAAATGACAGAAGAACTTGAATATCAATACAAGTTCTCAGGATGCGAAGTCGACACAGCAGTCGAAATCCCTCTTGGGATGGTCAGGACGCCGTTCGAGCCGACCAAGACTAAGGTCCGAAGATCCGTTATCCATGGCGAAGTCTCTGAACCAATCACGAGACCATCAATCTTGCGAGTTACGGCGGAGTGCGACCCAATGACCCGAGGCATAAAAGAATTACATGGCCCCCGGATCATTGTGCCGCAATCCTTCATCGACGAAGCACAACAGGTACTGATTCGGTACACAACTGGTGAGGTCATGGACGCAAGCACTCTTACTCTCGAAAAAGCACTCTCTGCCGAAGGAATAAGAGGTCTTGAGCCCATCGAACTTTCAACCTCAGCTGGCTTACCATTGTGTCTCGAAACAGATGCCCGAGGAAAGCGTAAGTGGATTACAGACGAACGACAACCGACACCTGAATTCCGGAAAATGATGACGGATTTCATTGACGAAATCAAAAGCGGACAACTCGAAGACATTCCCATCTTCAAGGAAACTCTCAAGGATGAACGCGTGAAGCTTGCAAAAGCTGACTACGATCATCCAGACAAAATCAAGAC